TGCGTCTGCTCGCGGATGTACTTCGGCAGAACCCACCAGCTGCGACGAATGCGCTGCGCTAGGTCGAGGCCGCCATGTCCGTGCAGACGACAGCCCTTCGGCCACGGCGCAGCGATCTGCCCGCCCTTCGTGGCGTACTTGATGAGGTAGCCGACGGACTGCTTGCGCAGCCGCTGAATATTGGTAAAGCCATGCGCCCACCAACCCTGTTTGTCCGGCTTCGGCAGAGTCACGCCCTTCGGCAAAAAGAGGATGGCGTGGTAGTGAATGCGGCCCGATTTGTGCTGCTCTGCCACCCAAAGGAAACGCAGCTTGACCGAACGACGGGCGCACCACTTGCGAAGGCACTGCACCAGCCGCGAAACGTCACCCGGCGACCACTCAACGTCCGGACGATAGGTAAGCGTGAGGAAAATCCCCTGCAACCGTCGGCCCCGCTCATCTGTGCTTGCGCGCAGCAAGTCGCCAGCGCACGACAACGACTTGAACACGCGCAAATTGCGCCGTTGTCCGTCGCGGATGCGCTGCTGTTCGAAGAACGGTCTACTTGTTTCTAATCTGACAAGCCCAGCGGACGGGGCCGGGGCGCCCGCTGCGCGGGCGCCCTCCGGCCCCGCCGCTGTCCCGCCGGTATTCACGGCGCGTCCCCGACGAATACGTCGTATTCGATAGGATCTTCGAGGTACGAATCGGCATTCTGGACACGGACGCGCCAGCCGGTCTGAGCGAGTGTCCGCGCGACCGCAAGCGCGCGCTCTAGGGACAGTTCGATGCCGTGCATCTGCTCGCCGGGTCGCGTGCAGATCAACAGGAATTCTTGCTGCAGAACGTCTGCCAGCGGCTTAGGAAGTGGAACTGCTGTCGACATACGGGACCCCCTTTCGCAATAGTCTCAAAGCTAGCAGTTCAGAACGTATGGTGCAAGTCTTTGCGAACTAAGCGCCGTCCCGGCGCTCCGCTCCTCGCGCGCCGCTGCGCGGCCTAAAGCCGGTTTTCCACGGACGACGATTCGGACGCGCCAGGTTGAGCGTAGCCATTGGCGGCTTCTAGCCGCGCGATGTTTTCAGCCTTGAGATCACTCGCAGGGCGTGTCGGATCAAAGACACGACCCTCCATAAAGTCTCTGCATACCGATTCGGAAACATTGGCGACACCCTGCCCGTTGTGGCAATTGCATTGATGGGTGTTGCCAATTCGCATTGACATGCACCCGATGATGCGCGGCACCGACTGTAGCTTCGCCGAACGATCATAGAACGGCGCAGACCACGGCCAATGCTCGACGCGAGGCTCGTGCGAATCAGCTTCCCAATGAGAACGCGGTCCTTCGGTGACCGGAGCCGCCTCCCCTGCGAGGTCGACGGCGGCTTCCTCGAAGCGCTCGCGCGGCTTGTCCGTCACTTTCCAGAAAGCCGAACCGAATAGCGCAATGACGCCGATGATAGCACCAGCCAGCACGAGGACCGGCTTCCACGGAAAGTCTTTCTTAACGGTATGGATTTCGGCAGAGCGATACTGGCCGAAGCGTTCCTTCGGGAAATTAAACCGCGTTTCAAGCGCTTCCTTTTGCGCTGATCGGTCATGCGGATCGACGCACCGCTCCCACTGCTTGATCTTCGCCGTCTCGCGCCCGAAGGTGCGGACAACGTGGAAATGCCGGCCAACGAGCTTGCGCACCGCAATGTCGAGCAGCTGCGGATGCTGCGTGATCAGGTACACGTCGAAGCCCAGATGGCGATGCGTTTCAAACTGCGCCACCTTGTCCGGGACCGCGGCACCCTGTTTCCGTGGCGGGAAGATGCGCTGGCACTCATCAATGACGATGATGGAGCCGGGTGGACAGTCGAACCACTTTTCCGGATCCGGCAGATCCTGCCACGGCAACACGAGTTCCGGGATACCGGATTGAAAGACGGGCCTGCCGGACTCCTGTCGCAACTTTTCGACGACGCCAAGCGTATAGAGTGTTTTGCCGTTGCCCGGCTGGCCCGTGATGAGAGTAAGCATAAGACGCCCCCCGGCGCGCTATCAGTCTATCCAGCGCCAACGCGGCATAATGAGCGAGCCCGCGGCATTGAGGCCGCGCAGCGCGAGCTTGGCAGAACCTGCCGAAAGCACTACTTGGATTGCGTCATCGACGCGCGCGATGCCGAGAATAGTCAGGATCGACGAGGACACGCCGCCAAGATAAGACGCGATGTTCGACTGGATCGAATCCCACAACGCGCCAATGCCGATATAGGCGACTAACCCGAACCCCACCCCGAGCAGCACACGGCGCGCGAGCGGGATGATGATAGCGCCGGTCCCGACCAACGTCGCAAGCGCAACTGGCAGAGGCATTACGTCGTCCCCCGAATGAAGATGAACGCTGCAGCCAGGTATCCCATCAACATGACGAACGGCGCAAACAACGCCGCCATCTCGCAAGCCCCCGCCCAGATGTTGAACGACAACGACTGCCCCATGATATTCAGGCTCAACGAGGACGGACACGACCCAGCTGCGATACCGCCGTCCGCGTCCAGCGTGCCGATATCGACCTCGCCGACAGTCGGCATTTCCGCGGCCGTCTCATCCTCGGTCGCACCGATGGCTTCGAGCGCCTCGCTACTCGTTGGAGCGTCGACGCAGCGTGTACGCCATTGCTGCGCGACAATGGCGCACTGTACGGGATCACCGTCACAGACCGGAGCCGCGTCGCATGTAGTTCCGCCCGACACTGACCCACTGCTTTCTTCGCCTTCTTCAACTGGCCCTTCGGCACCAATCGGACCACTGCCGCTCGCACCGGACCCCGACGGCACGGCTCGAGACGAGCCCGCGACGGTCGTGCTGTTGTAGTAATTCACCGTGCTGCACGAGTTCGAACCCGTGCACGCTTGTATCGTATCGTTCGGCGTCGCAGGATCGCCCGCCGTCCCTGAATCCGGCTTCGGCGGCATCGGTGCGGATTCCGCACACAACAGGGAACCATCGGCATTCCGAAAGCACTTATCCGGCTGGACCGAATCAAGACAGACATACTGGTCGTTGTGGAACCCGCAGTTCTCGCCCGCGTTGACCGACCGACACCAGTCCCCAACGCAGCCTTCCGTATTGTTCGGGACGACCGATTCGCCCGTAGGAGTCTCGCAGGTCGACCCGATGGACTGATACGTGACAAGCAACTCCCGCGAACCGGACGGGCCGAGACGCTGATACTTATTCGGGATGCGGATGAGTTCGCAATTGTCCGCGCAGATCGAATCAGGCGGCACATAGCTGTCCGGCTTATCCGACGCGACGGCGAGATGCTGCTGTCCCGACGGATATGCCGTGCATTCCTCCGGACACACTGCAGGCGAGGCCGACTGCTCATAAATGCGGAACTGCGGAAACGTCGAGTAGCCGCCGCCCGACATGACGGCGCGGGAATTGATGATGCCTGCCCGCGTCGGCGAGGTTCCAACCATAGATTCCGAAGTAACTTCAGTGGAGACACAACCGCCGGTGATGGAGCAGAGATAAGCCAGCGCGCACGCCTTCTCAGAGGCATAACTGGAATCGTTCGCGGGAGCGCCGCAGCCGGTGACCACGTACGCGTCATAACCGGCGCGCCACGTTCCAGCAATCTCTGAATCGTCCACGCAATCGGGCCAGGCCGCGAACACAGCCGACGGCAACAACGCGAGCGCCAGAGCAATCAGTCGCGAAAGATAAGCCACGCCGCCCCCAACAACCCCAGCATCAACAACCAGCCTTCCATAGAACCCCCAAACGGGGGCGGGTGTTACCCCGCCCCCATTGCGATTACATCGCGCGGCGGACCCACTTGAACGCCTTGATCGCGACCAGCACGAGCAGCACAGCGCCGCCCAGGTCCGTGATCGGGGCGATCTGAGCGCCGATGTCCGTCTCGACCGCAGCCACATCGACGGCCGCCGCGAACGACACAACCGGCAGGAACACGCTGGCGAGGCCAGCACCAAGCAGCTTCTTCATAATCAACTCTCCTGTAGCACTTTCTTGAATTGCACGAATGCCCACGCGACGGCCCATAGCGCGATGATCGCCACCGCAATTTGCCCGCCACCTTCCAGAGTCAGACCGGGCAGTGCCGACTCCGATTCCGTCACCCCCGCGACGGGAACCCCGAGAAACATCGCTTCACCGATGACGCCGAAATCCGCCGGTGACAGTTCCACAAACACCGGCGTGCCGCCAACCGAAACGCAATCCGGAATCGGCTCTACAGTCGATGTGCAGATGTACGTCCCAATCTGCCCATGATCTGCGCCAGTAAACCCGCCCAACGACGTGAGCGCTGTAGGATCCGCGAGGTACGTACCGGTCGCAGGATTACGAATCCACTGAGCCATCGCTCGCCCCCTTGAAGAACGCCAGCACGACGCCGACTCCAAGCAACCAAAGGAAAACCCACAACATACGCGCTCCTTAAAACGTGACCCGGCAGACCGCAACAGACCCGCGACTATTTGTCCGGCTGCCCGTCTGCCGAGTCACGCGGGGGCCTACTTGTTACCGACCGCGGCCAGCGAACGGACCGGCACGAGCACCGGCTTCGCAAGCTCGAGGTTGCCGTATTTGTTCACCGTGATGGACTCGGAGCCGAGCGTGTACTCGCCCGCCGCATAGCCCTTCGACGGCGCTTCTACGCGCAGACGGAATCTCTTTATCTCCTCGTCGCCGCAAAGCAGCGCTTCCTGATGGAACGTCTCGAAGGTGCCGCCCTGGGCGTCCCGTCGACTCTCCGTAATCACCGCGTCCGACTTGATCCGAATCTTCATGCTGATACTCCCGCCCCGACGGGGCCGCTATGTGGACCGCACCATGCGGGCCACCATTCACCAGTAACGGGCGACAGCCAACCGCCGCCCCGCGCGCGCCGAACGCGCAGAAAATCCTGCGTCTGCTCGCGGATGTACTTCGGCAGAACCCACCAGCTGCGACGAATGCGCTGCGCTAGGTCGAGGCCGCCATGTCCGTGCAGACGACAGCCCTTCGGCCACGGCGCAGCGATCTGCC